AAAGATATAGAAATGATATATGTGAGTGAGACGTGTAGTGAGCGATATTTCGCACTTCAAGGTTATAAGATGGGTGCACACACTGGAACGATGAAACCTATTGATCATTTCCACGAGATATATGACCGTAAAGGATGGAATAGACTTATAACTACACATACATTACCACATTGCGATAACATCAGATTCGCCAATGAATACTTTCGAGATCCCACCGTTAGCGATTTTAAACCTAATAATATTGTTAATTTTAAGACAGGCACATCTTTTACTGTTGACTGCGTCACTGGTTTTGCAAGTGCTAGTAAAACTACTAACGCACTTAAACAATATAAAAAGGCTGTTATGATCGCACCATCTAAAACGTTGACCAGACGACATCAATCCATGGGTATTTCATCTTACACCCCTCATGTCTTCTTTAGCCATAAACATAAAGGAATTGATACGATCATTGTTGATGAAACGTTCCAATTTCCTGTTGAATATATATCATTGTTATATCAATGTTACTCTGATAAACAGATCGTTTTGTTAGGTGATGTCGAACAAACACCTATGGTTAATTATACGAACATGAAAACAACAAGTTTGCTTAATTGCGGTATTAAAAACAGTAACATCGATGTTTATAAAATACCACAAGATGTCACTAATTCACTTAACAGTAAACACGGATTTAATATTCGTTCACATTCCGAAGTTAAACAGGGATGGGTCATTTGCAAAGATGCTATAACTAAATTTGCCAAATCGACCATAAATGTTATTTGTTTTAATAGTGATTCTGCAAAAAATCTTCGTGATCAAGGGATTAATGCTTGCACCATCACAACTTACACTGGTTCACGTGATCATACCGTTGTATTTTATGTTGATGCTGCTAGTGTTTTATCACAAATTACCAATAGATCCCAATATATATATACGGCTGTTAGTAGAGGCACGACTCAAATTGTTGTTGCTGGTGACACTGACGTTATAACTAAGTATTACAATATACATGGTAGCCGTTTAATGACTTATGAAGAGATCAGTGGTAATTATAATGCTCATCACATTAAGTTACCTAGTGATGATGTTATTGATGTTGTCATACCTAGAGAACTTGCAGTTTTACCTCCTAACTTAACTGCTACGATTTCTATTCTATCAGATAGTTTAGCACCTGTTAATGATCCTCAAGGACTCGTTTTAGGCAATTACACCGCTAATATCGCTGAAGTTGGTTGTGGCAGACTTACAACACCTACAGATGCTGTACTTGCTACAGATGCCAACGTCAAAGGCTTTCGATTTCCTTTGAACACCAAATTTGCTAAACACCAACTTTCTAGCAACACTTTACAAGCCATTCAAACGTTAACAAAAAGATATGGTAAAGCGTATAAACAACGATTGACTAAACCACGAACTAAAGTCACATATACTGCTTTAATGAATGGATTGTGCAAGGCTATTTATGGTAACCCGCATAATGTGCGTAAATTACAACGTGATATGCACATTGATGTGGATACAATTAGAGAAAACTATGGTGATTATATGGAATCGTTGCAACAAAAACTTAATAAGAATCCTGCTGCTGCTAAAGATCTTGAAACAGTTTACGAATTTGAGTATGAATATTTGCAATATTTCAGAAACGGCAGACCAAATGGGATCCCAAACCAGGTTTTGATACTAGTGACAAAGTAGGTCAAGGTGTTGCAGCTACCTCTAAACGTTTCAACCTCTTACTAGCTGGTTATGCTAGAGCTATGCTTGACCGAGTTAAAGAACTTCTCGTCAGGCATAACAGAAAGATCGTTTTAGCTACCCACGATTCAGAGGCAGGATTGAATGATAAATATGTTGAGTTTATCCGTGAATTCAGTGATAATGGTAAAGCTAATTTTTCTTGTAATGATTTCAGTGAATGGGACAGTAGTTTCCGTAAACCTTTTGCCCAAGTTACCACCACATTGTTAAAATGGATGGGTTGTCCTGAACAACTTGCCAATGAATGGGCTCTTTTTCGCGATGAATGGACTATGATTTATAGACACGCATTTGGTACTACCATGTTAGACGGTAAAGAAAAGCAATTCTCTGGTAATCCGTTCACCATATGCGAAAATTCTATATGTAACATGGCTCTTTGCTTCGTGATTTTTGATTACAAAGGTTTCATGTGGGCTTTCTTTAAAGGAGATGACAGTTGCGTCCGTTGCAAGAGTTGTAAGATAACAACGTTAGGGAAAGAGATTCTCGAATTTACAGGTCATGGATTAAAACTGCATAATTCTCCGATAGGTGAGTTCGCAGGTTGGTTTTTAACAGAACATGGATTTTTCCCGGATGTCTATCGGTACGCAGGAAAGTTTCTTGATAAAGTGTATCGTGATCAAACACACTTCAATGAGGCTTTGTCCTCTTTGCAAGAGAGATGTTCAGCTGTTAAGAATAACACACAAGCCAACACCGGTGCTGCAATGTGCGCCTTATTTTATGCCGACGTTTTCGGTAATCAGTGTACCACATCACAGGATGATGCTTTAATTTTATTTGATTTTTTGAAAGGTAGTCGTAGCATTAAATTTACTGATTTAATACCCGCAATTATGCCTATAATGACTTTTTAATCTAACATCCTCTTACCTTAGTTAGTTTTCTTCATATTAATTTCATATTGCTATTTCATTTATTATTTATAGTACTATTATGTTGGTTTTCTTTAACGGTGATGATATTTGCGTTCTTAGTGATGACACAAATTCAGATAGTGAACGTTCTGACGTTTTCTTGTATGCATTCTGTTGCCATTACACAATATCACAAGCAGATGCTTTGATTTTGTTTCACCGCCTTAAAGGAAGTGATATATCATATAATTTTTAGTCTAACATCCTCTTACCTTAGTTAGTTTTTT